AAGATCGATTCATTACCGCGCGGGTCGGAACCCGCGGTCAGTCCGAAACATGACTGTACAGCACCGGCGCCCTTGGTTAGGGGCATCCGGGGTACAACCAATTCCGGCCGGTTGATTTTGGAACCTGGGAAGGTTCCAAGATCAACCGTTGGTTTATCCCTGGGGCGTAAGCCTGGTCCTCCTCGTAAGAGGAGGGGCAGGGAGGCATCGTCGAAAGACGACCCCCTCCCAACCGCATTTCTTCGGAAATGCGATCAAGGGATGGTGGAAACACTATTCCTACTCGGTAGGAGATTTACACATGTGATTGATGTTGATCAGTGTGTGGAGAGGTATGGATTGGACTCCATATCCTCGGTGGTGAAGTTTGTTAAGAACTTTGTCTCATTTTGGATACCATATTCCATTGGTGATGACTTACCACCGGGTATGGAGACAGTTCCCTATGACATCATGTCGGGGAACTGCCGTGCCTACTTCCGAGTGATCTTCGGGAAAGGAGGTCGTTTTGGACGACGTATCCTGAAGTTGGCGGGGGCTCTCAATTATTCAAAGAGATTATTCCCTGCCGTCCCACAAGAATTCGTGGACCAGAAGCTGGAAGCATATGCTGAAGCTCTGTCCCGTCCTGACCCTCAGGTCTTCCCTTTCCGTAACCGGCTGGAAAGCCAGATACGTGCAGAAGTAAGGAGGCTTGGTACCTTTAATTGCGACTTCTCACAGCCCTTTGCGCCATCGGTTTCATCTTGCATGGAATCGACCCGGACAACCGGGGGCCTTCAGTCATACGCCCGTATGTTACTCGAGAATTTCATCTCTGAGAATACAGACTATTTGTATGACCATGACTCATTCCTTCGAGAGATGGTATATGAGGCGAGGGAGACACTTCTCAAGATGGATAATCTTGAAAGGGTCATTGCGAGGTTCTCAAATGATGACCTGGAGGAATTCCTTCAGGCCAGATGGGCGTCTGTAATTGAGTTTCTTCTTGAAGCCGCTTACAAGACGGTGATGGGGTGGGGGACGGGTGAGGATAGGGAGCAGGCTGCTCCAGTTGGTTTGCTCGAACCCCTCAAGGTCCGTATCATTACACGTC